CCGTAGGGATTTGATATTGGTACTGATATTGATTTAACGGAGTATCAGAAAACTTAGATAGTGGTGATTTCTTAGAAGCAAAGCGCCATCGGTGCATAGATAGGATGTTTTGATAGCTTGATTCATATAGATTTGAAGCGGTTGTAGCTCCTGCGCCTGGGTCATCAAACGAAGATATAGGAGCATCCCCTAGTAAGATGAGGGCATTTGAGCAGATTGATACTTTAGAAGTGGCCATTTAGTCCCCTTGATTATATTAACGATATTTTAACACAATCAATGGGATAGGGGATACCTATCCTATGAATTACGCTAGGGCAGCAGTAATAGTTGTAACAGTCGCAGCATCAGAAGCAGAAGTAACAGAAGCTACCAACGCACCATCAGAACAACGACACATAATAAAGTCACCCAAGTTAAGAACATTGGTTGCTGAATTGAAATAACCACTTGCAAGAGTAGCAGCCTTGTTATCTGGTGAAAGATAACTGAATACGCCAGGAGCATTAGAACCGCCACCAGCTACTTTTTGTAAATTATCACGTGTAAAAGCCATAGTGTTTCCTTTATGTTAGAGAGTAGCTTACGCTACCTCTGTAGATTGTACCTTAACGATACCGTTAACGTCACGTGCGATAGCGCCTGACTTCATTTGACCAGCAGACAACCAAGATTTCTTCTGAGCAATCCAGTCAATCTTAGTGCTGATGTCCATACCGATAGCAAGACCTAGTGCATCCTTGTGGAATGCAAAACCATCACGAACTAAACCAACAGTAATTGGCAATCCGCCCTCTGCACGAGTTTCGATTACTTCAAACTTGAATCCCACGAAAGTATCAAGCTCACCATTAACCAAAGCTTTAACGCTATTGTAATCAGTAGAAGTTACTGGAGTTTGTCCAAGTAGTCCTTCAAGACCAGCAGCAGAGATAAGCATTACACGACCGTCCATAGGTACGCCTTGATCGTCAAGGTAACGCTTTGCCTTACGGATTTTATCCATATTCATACCAGTACCAGCACCACCAACGTCAGTACCAACTGTACCAGCATAAGAGCCAGCGTTAATACAAGCATCGATAATCAACTGGTCAAGACGACGGCCAAGAGCGCTAGAGATAGTAGATGCAAGCTCATTTACCTCATCAAAGTTTACTTCTTTTTGATCGAAGATATCTGAATATTCATCAGCATCCCAGTTAGTCAAAGTACAAGTAATCAAACTGTGTGCAATATCCATTGGGATAGTGTCAGATGATGGAGCTGTACGCTGTGTAGCAAGTCCTTTGCCCATAGCACGGAATTTGTAAGTATCACCTACAATGTTATTACGAATGGTTACGTAATTACGAAGCTTACCTGATGTTTGGAAAGCGTGTTTTACCATATCATCAAACTGAGTTGATGCAACTGCTGAGAGATTTTTACTCATTGTATGTCCTTATATTAGTGTTGTTTTGAAATTATAATTGTGGGTACTTTTCAGGCCACTTCTCGACACCGTACTCTGATAGGGCCTTTCGGGTATCTTTCAGACATACAGAACTCGTAATAAAATCATATCACATAATATAAAGTGGGAAGTACGCTACGACTTTAGGTAATGGATAGGTAATAGAATGCCAAGCAATACACCCGTAGCATAGACTGAGGAAGTGTAAGCAGTACCAGCTAGGTAAATATCCGACTTAGCGGGAACTACTACATAAGGTATATTTTGAGTTTTGTGACTGCGATAGACTGGTACATGCATACCGTTTTGGTAAACTTTACTTTCAGGATTAGAGAAATATCCTGAGATAGTGAGTGTATCATTACCAGGAGTACCGCCACCGAATTCAGTAATTAAAGCTACATAATTATCAGGCACAGTATAGAAAGCACAATGGCTATTCTGATCTAGTGCGCTGAACATATTAAGCGTGTTTCCTATAGCTGGTACTCCTAGTGTAGGTGTTGCTTCTGTTCCTGCGTAGACTTCGCCGACTGTTGCAGTAGTACCTACGTTAACCATCTTAGACACACGGCGTATCTGTATAGGCAAAGCTACAGCAGTTCTTCCGTTTAGTGTAGCACCAATGTCTACCATGTTCCAATTAGAATCTATACATGATAGTTTGACAACCATACCTACATCTGATGTACTAGATGAGGATACGTAACAAGATACTGGGTTAAGTGGGAATACACCAACTGTATCGATAGTACCGCCATAAGGCCACAATAGCTCAGTTGTACCATTAGTAATACTTAAATTATGCCCTACAATAAAGATATTCTGAGCATCAGGTATCTGCCCCAATGACACATTAGCCACTAGGTTAGTTACAGCATCACCGCTAAACGTGTCTAATCGTGCATCAGGTAACTGCATGATTAGTTACCGTAAAATTCTTGGTAAGCTTTATCTACCATCTTTTTATACTCAGGGTCAACACTAGACTTTAGCTGTCCGTTATCGTTCTTAGCAAACATCATCTCACGTAGCTTATTGCCATCCATCTTAGCTGATGCAGTAACACCATCAGGAGCAACGGCTGAACCTTGCATCTTCTTCATAAGAGCTTCTACTACCTCAATACCAGCAGCGGAAGTTACCATGCCATTAAATGTATCTTGTAGGTGTGAAGGCAATGCAGACGTAGCAAACTCTTTAATCGCATTGATGCGGTAATCAGCATTAGTACCAAGTAACTCTAGCTCTTTAGCTCTACGCCCTTCTTCTGCTTGCTGTTGAGCTTGCACATAAGATGAGATCAACTCGTTTGCTACTTCATTAGATGCGTTACTCTTTCCTAATACATCAAGCACAGCTTTAATCGAAGGGTCATCAGAATTAATTCCTAGTTCTTCATTAAGCTGATAGCCTTCTTTAGGCGCTCCTACAAATCCACCTAGTCTCTTTTCAAGCTCAGTATATGCCTTAGCTTGCTCTGATACGCTCCTGTACTTAGAGTCTTTTAGCCACTCTGGCTTATCGCCACTTCCTTCTACGCCATCAGCCCACATCCATGATGCTGGAGCCTCTGTTGTTTCGGTAGTTGTTTCTACTGCCTGAGTATCAAATACTTGTGGAGCTTCACCGATTGACGGTGTGCTAGTTTCTGCTGTTTGGGCGCTTGTATCGGTATCCAACATATTATTTCCTTAGTAGTTTTTTAAGATAGACAAATACACCACTCTCTGTTGATTGTGGGTTCTTTGCGTATTCGATTTGTATTAGAATTTGACGAATTAAATCGGCTCTGCCTTCTCGTACACCTTGGGCAAAGTTATCCTCCCCAGGTCTTACGATAGGCTTGGTTAGGAACTTATTAACTAAGTCCTCTAATACTCGTTGACCTGCATCTGTGCCGAAGCATGAGAAATACATAGTGGCAATCTCTGATGCTTGGCGTACTTCATTTTCACGGTCTGTAATAGCTTCTAGGCTTTCCCAACTCACTGTGGCTGTCCTTGTTGTGCTTGCGCCATAGCCTCAGCATTTTGTGCTGTGTTCTGTGCAAGTTCTTGTTGTTCCTGCTTACTTCTTAATAGACTAATAGGAACTCCTAATTTCTCTGCTATAAACGTAGGCACTTCTTCCATCTTAACGGTAAGTTGCATAAGTTCAGGTCCTAATTGTATCATGTGTTGCATAAAGTTATCTAATGCTGATAGCTCCTCAATATCTTGTGAACGGCTCATAGGTGAAGTGAACTTAATCGTTACCTCTTTACCATCTACACGGAACTCAGGAAGCTTTCCTTGCTTCTTTAGAATATCAACTACACGCTTTAATAGTGGCTCTAGTAACTCAGACTGCATACGTCCAAAGGCTGATGCAGAAGTCTGCACTAAGTCCTCTTGACGTATTCCCATCTCAGTAGCTGTACGCACTGGTGTTTCACTTAGTTGTCCGAATGGTTGAGCAAACATAACATTGTTGATAAGCTCACGGTACTCTTGAATAATAAGCTGTGCCATATTAAAGTCACCGCTACGCTCTAATGGTCTAAGTGTTGGATTATCAGTAGCATTGCTTCCTACGGGAATAATAGCACCAGGCTGTAATCGTAGCGTATATGGATTGATTACACCATCATCACTTGCTGTATAGATACCACTTACAGATAGTGCAGCATTACGCAAGTTAAACTCTACAATCTTATTAAGAGTCATAATGTCAGGCAATAGTGTCATGATACGACCACGGCCAATAGTTTCACCAGGGATTACGCTTTCACGGAATACTATGAACGGATTAGAGTCTAACGTTTCACTGAATATGATATGCTTCTCTTTTTCATGGAAAATGATATGCTGATACTTATCTTCTTTCTGTTTTGTTTCAAACTCATACACACACTCAACTAGCTCAACCTCAATGCTTCCATCTTTAGCTAAGTCTTTCTCCATGCTCTGTGATAGTTTAGCCTGAGGCCATATCTCTTGAATATCACGTAGTGCCATCTTGAACTCACGGAATACATTATCGATCTTACCTTGTGATGTTTTCTCAGGGATAAGCTCAGACAATGAGATACAGCGGAACTTCAATGAAGTCTTGATGCCATCACCAGCTTCTACAAGGATAGCGCCAGTGGATACGCCTAGGTCTAAGAACGCCTCATGTATCTGTGTGTCAAAGTTAGAGTGATTGATATTATCGAATATGATTTTAGTAGCACTCTCTAAATACTCATTAGCCTTCTCTTGTTCTTCCTCAGGAATATCTGTACCAGCTTTTAGGACTAGCCATTGCTTCCAAGGTGGTACAACTTGTGACTGCATACGGTTAGCATACTTCTGTAATGCGATAATAGCAGTTGAGTCGAATACCTCATGGTTCTTCTTCTGCCCTGGTGAATACATATCAAGCGTTTCACGCTCAGGCATAGAATACTTGTAGCAGTCCTTTAAATGACTGCGCCACTTATCCTTATTGTTTTTGGCGTGTTCTTTTCGCTTGATGATCTGTTCTAGGTTCAGCTCTTGCATCTTCTTCCTTTACTTGGCATTTACAGTTTAGCTTATCGAATGACTTGCCCGGCTCAATGATAGTTCTATCTTGGCACTTCTCGCACCATATGATTGTGTAGTTTTGTGTCTGATACATAAATTATCCTAGTGTTGATGTAGTAGCTACGCCAGTTTCGGTACCTGATAATAGGCTACCTCTGCCTTGTTTCTTTAAGTCCATACGCTTACGTCTAGCGTCCAAGTCTGCTTGTGCTGATGCTTGAGCCTCACCTAGTGCTGCTTGCTGTTCTGCCTTAGCTTGTTTCTCCATACTTGTTTCACGACCGGTAATACCTTTAATAGTATCACTCTTCTCTAGTTTGTTATAAACTTCACTAAGACCGCCCGTAGCTACACCTTGTACTAATCGATTATTTACAAGCGACTCAAACGGCTTAGTCACTGCTTTTAGTGGGTTGCTTTTTCCCATGTATGCTTCCTTTGAATGTATTTGTATAGCTGATAAGGACTCCATACGAAAGGCGCATGAATTCCCAGAACTTGTTTCACAATTGTAACACAACTATCTGGCGTAGGTATCCACCACCACCACTTAGCTCGTACCGTTCTCTTGCTCTTAACTTTGATGATGAAGCCATCACCGATATGCTTTTCTATTTGGTCTATTGTCACAGTACCGAACTGCACATACATTTTACCATGCTCTAATACTGCGTATTGATTGTCATTGATAGGATAAAACACGAAGCAATGAGTAAAGCCTTTCTTCTCGAACTTGGAATACAACCCGCTATTATCACTCATAAAAGCTACATAGTACCACTCATTAAGCATCAGAACACACTCCAATCATTAGCTTTGTGTTGGTATCCATTGTCAAACGCTTCTTTGAACTTAGATGATGATACTAGCTCACGTGTACCGCCTATGCCATCGACCAAGTAGGCTAGGGCATCTGCTACGTGGGAATAACTATTTTTATCAGGTGCTTCTGCGTAACGCTCACCGCTTACATTGACACGCTTATATTGATATGAACCAGCTAGGGCCTTGCGTATATGCGTACACTTATCACTTACTACCAACGAAGGAAAGCCTTGAATGATAGTGTTTAGTTTCTTCTTCACTGCTTCAATGACTACACTTGGCTTATTAGTTGAGGCAGTGCGTACTGATAGACCAGCATTGCGCCACACCATAACCTGAGTACGATCATCAAGCTGTGTACGTGAGTTTGCAGCAGGGTCTAAGTATATCTCATGCTTAAAGCCTTCATAGTTTGCCGTTAAGTGATTGGCTACGATAGTACCGAACTCAGCACTTCCAATATCATCTGATATTAACTCATCAAACACTACCAAGCGTCCGAACTTATCGACCTGACCTATGAGTACAGCTGAGGTTCTACCGTTATCCCCGCCTATTACAAGTGGCAATAGCTTATCAGGTGGTGCTAATTTATGATGCTCTACGCAGTGAAACCTATCATTGTACTCAGGATATACAGGCTTACCATGTGATAGCGGTATGAACTTACAGCGTATCATTACGTCAATCCAGTCTTGTGACTTTCCTTTGATAAAGCCTCGATAGTATTCGTATGGCAAGTTATCTAGGTTTTCTGCCTCTGGGTTAACCTCACCATCTTCTAGGATAGCGGGGGGTTGAATAAATAGAGCGTGATTGTCAGGTCTAGCATCAA